GTCCACCGAAGCCCGCGTCACGTTGCCCGCCTCCGGCGAAAGCCACAGCGCGCCTTGCGCCCCGCTGGGGTAGCGGTGGTCTTGTCCCCGTTGGCCCGTGTATGTACGAAACTCAAAGCCCACACTGCCAGCGCCCGGCGCTTGCGAACACACCACATCCCACGCCAGATAAGTTCCCGCCTGATTGCTTGCATCGCAAATATCGCTAAGCACTTCACCCACGTTGCGCCACGCAAAGCCCTTGCTAATACTCGGCCCTGCGCTCAGGTCAATCATCACGCTTAGGTTGGTGATGGCTCGCGTTGTGTCTGTTGCCGCGCTTGTGCAGTTCTCCCGCACGATGTCCTTGCACATATCGTCGGCATAGTCGGTTTTATAGGATTGAGAACTTCCGGCGTAATACGCGCTGATGCGCGACAAGGCCAGCATCCGCGCCAAATCAATCAGGTGAATGTCGAGCAAGGCCGCGCCGCTATCGTCGTAATAAGGATGCAGGCGCTTGATGAGCCACACCGTTTCAAACAGCCGCTTGCTGTTGCGCGCCACGTCCACCAACTGCTCGCGCCCCAGCGTGGCTATCAGCGTGTCGCTATATGGGAACGTCAGCACCCCCGCCCCGCCCTCGCCCCGGCTCTTCGCCAGAGTGAAAGCACTTACGCCGTTCAGGTCGGCCAACTGTGCGCCGCTCGGCGTGTGCAATGAGAGTGAGTAGTTTGCAGGTGCAGGCATTGCGCCCTACTGACTGCCGCCGTCGATCCCGGCGTAATTCTCGGCCCACGTCATCACCGCCGCCGTGTTCCCGTCCGTCGTCCCCGCGATGAAAGCCGTGATGTTGTTCGCCCCAACCGCCAGCATAAACGACGTGACATCACTGCCGGGGATGATCGTCCCCAAAATATTCCCGCGCATCGAAGACACAAACGACACCGCGCCCGGCGTCAGGTCGAGCGTGGCCGTCTCGCCCGCCACCAGAGTGAGATTGAAGTCAATGTCCGCGCCTGTTGTCAGGTTGCGAATGCTGTAGATTGTGCCAGGGCCAGTGAATTTGACGATGGGATGCGCGGGGAGCGTGCCAGAGTTAGTGACGGATGTTGTGCCGTTGGTCGTGGCCGTGCCGGTGGTTGATAAGCCGACATTACGCATATCATAAAACTCTGCCAGTGCCTTGATTATCGCGGTTCCACTCCCTGTAAAATCAATTCCGCGACTCCATGCGCTTCCATTCCATTTGGCAATATAATTTGTGCTCACGCCACCCGCCAAGGTGAACGCTCCACCTGCGTACAACGCGCCATCGAGTCCAAATGCCAGCGCGTATACATCTAAATTCATCCCTGTACTTAGAGCACTCCATGCGCTTCCATTCCATTTGGCAATATAATTTGTGCTCACACCGCCCGCCGAGGTAAAATCTCCCGCCGCATATAACGCACCGTCAGGGCCCATTATCAGTGCGCGTACATATAGATTCATCCCGGTACTCAGTGCCGACCACGCGCTTCCGTTCCACTTAGCGATGTAGGCTGTACCTGATACTCCGCCCGCTGACGTGAACGTCCCGCCCACATATAACACACCGTCAGGGCCAGTCTCTAGTGCTTTCACAGCTCCGCTACTTATCCCCGTACTTAGGGCACTCCATGCGCTTCCATTCCACTTGGCAATGCGAACAGTATTCGCCACACCGTCGGCTAAAGTAAAAGTTCCGCCAGCATAGAGCGACCCGTCCACCCCCATCGCTAATGACTCCACTGCACCATTCATGCCAGTTGCCAGGGCACTCCACGCACTCCCGTTCCACTTGGCAATTCGAGACGTATTGGCGACGCCGCCCATTGACGTAAATGAGCCGCCCGCATAGAGCACCCCATCGGGCCCAAACGCCAATGAATTTACAAACCCATTCGCTCCCGTTCCCAAAGCACTCCACGCGCTTCCGTTCCATTTGGCAATATAGGCTGTATTAGCCACGCCGCCCATTGAAGTAAACTCACCGCCTGCATACAACGCACCGTCCGGACCAACAACCAAGCACAAAACTTGGGCGTTCGCCCCACTCCCCATCGCGCTCCACAGCCCCGCCGCGCTTCTCTGCGAAATATAGGCGCTCGTGTGCGTGTCCTGCCAGTCCAGCACCGCCGCATCGTTTCCCTGCGCGCTGACATACGGCAGATACATCTCAAATTGCAACGTCACAAATTCAGACGTGCCGCTCAGTTTGTTCCCTTCCAATCCGCCCGCATACAGCGCGGGCAATTCCATATACGGCGCGCCGCTCGCCCCGTCGAGCGTACGCCACAACAGCATCACCGGCTCGTCGCGCCCGTAGGGGTTCGGCCCCAGCGCACTCACCATCTCACGTCGTTGTTGTTGCAGGTCCTGGTAGGTCGTGCCCGTCACCGTGCCCGCAATCGTCATCAGCCGGTTTTGAGCCACCTGCCGCTGAAAGACACTCCCGCCCAAAAGAGCCAACGGCAGAAGCACGTTTGCAATGCGTCCCATGCCCATGCCCATCACGTCCTCCTCAACAAAAGAGAACTCCGTCTCAATGTTCGCAATCCGCCCGCCGTGCCGGATGTAGGCCTTCCGCACGCTCGTGCTCGCGTTGGGCGTGCCTGTCCAGTAGTAATCGCCAGAGTAAAAGCCCTTCGTGTCGCCGTCAAAATACGTCGTCTCGGCGCTCACCGCGCTACACAGCGCCCCGTCCGCGTAAAACGTGCCTGTGCTCGCATGGCTGTTCTTCGTCACATACAGCCGGAAGGTCGCCGTCGCGTCCGCCGTCCACGTCACGCTCAGGCGTTGCCAGCCCCCCGTGCCAGTGAAGGTCGTGCTGGCCTTCGTCGTGCCGCCCGTCGTGGCAAAGCGAATCAAATATGGGATGCTCACCACGCCCAGCACGTCAATGCTAAAGGTGTAAGTTGTGCCGCTCGTGAGTGAGACTTCGTAGTAGGCCCCGTCTGTCGTCCCCGCCGTTGGCGCAATTGAAAGCGAGTACACGCCGCGCTTTTGTTGCGTGGCGACCCGCGTCAGCGTCGCCCCCACCGCCGTGTAGCCCGTCGTCGCCGTCTCAATAGACGGGTTAGTGATGAGATTTGTCTCTTGCGCCACCGGGATGACAACGGCAATGCGGCTCATGGGTTATGCTCCCGCCAAAATGCGCTGCACCGCGAAATCATTCGCCACGCTTTCCGTCGAGCGCAGTGAAGCGACGGATAGGTTGTAATTATTAATGATTGTGTTTCCCGGCCCGGCCTTTCCTTGCGGCGTGAATGTCGCGCGCTCTGGCCCGGCCTCACCAGCCAGAAACCATGTCGGGCGCGAGACCATGTAATCACCGCCCGCCGCTTGCGCCCCGCCATACACCGCGCCCGTGTCGGTGTCCGGCACAATCACCGGCGCTTCGCCGCCCGGCTCGGCTCCGTAGGGAACGCTGCCAGTGGTGGTGATGTGATAGTTGATATAGCGGTCTACGTTGGGTAGGGCCAGCGCCGTATTATTGAGTTCTTCTAAGACAAGCCTAGCGTTCGTGCCGTGTTCGGTTACGGCACTTTCCACCGCCTTCATCGCGGCGGCGGTCTCAGCATCGTACAGGCCCCACGCTTTTCCAATCTCTGCCAGAAAAGTAATGTCCCCATCTTGCACGCCGTCCGCTAAAACTTTTTGACTCAGTAAGTCAAATACAATCCCAGCCGTGCGCTCTTTGTGCGCCGCTTGCTCATCAGCATAGGCCGCCTGTAGGTCGGAATATTTTCCTTTGAGTTCTTCTATTTTGGTTTTGTTGTCAATGATTCCAGTCGAGACACCACCAAGACCTTTAGCCATTGCATCCGCTTTTTCGGCGGCCTTTTCAGCGGCCACCGTTAGAGACAAAGTCTTTTCGGGGTCTGTATTTTCGGCAAGGGCCAGTGCCGCTTCTGCGGATTTTTGAAGCGCCAATTCATATTCGGCCTGTGTGTTCGTTGCCTCCGTGACAACGGTGTACGATTTCCCTTGCTGGGCGGTGAGTTTATCGAGTTCGGCTTTCACTTCCGCAAGCGATGCACCTGTCTCTTTTTGCTTCTCATAATACGCATCGTTCTCGGCTTTGATTGGCCCGGCCATGATAGTATTCAAGTCTTGCATGGCTTGTTTGAGCGCGTCTTGTTTAGCCTTTAAAATCTCTTCTTCGTCAGCCACTTGGGCAACGGCCAAACTTAAATCGCGCATCCCGCGCTCATCTTCCCCCGTCACCCGCACGGCCTGCCACATGGCCTCGCTGAGTATGTTCGTGGTGTCCGTCACCTGTTGAGTGACTACATCGTATCCGCGCCCGGCCCCCGTCCCCGATACAATCTCAGTGTGGAATTTGCCAGCTGCTTCGTTGGCGCGCAACATTTCTTCGCGGTATTCCGTGTATGATTGCGCCGTGTTGCGGACTTCGGTCTCGTGCGCTTCCAGCGCGCCCTCTACGCGGCTATTCCAAGTGACAAGCAAATTAAGCGCCCCCACCGCATCGGACAATACCGGGATGAGCGCGCCACCCACTTCCTCCGCTAGATTGTCTATGTTATTCTGGAGTTGCTTCATCTTCCCGGCGTAAGTGCCCACTTGCGCCGCCGCACTCCCGCCAAACTCTTTGTTGAGTTCGGCGAGTATCACTTTCTGCGCGCCTGCCATGTCGCCCGCATCTTGCAGGCTTTTAATGAGTTTCTTTTGCTTATCGGTAAACACTACGCCTACGCGCGTTAGGGCGGTGATTCCCTGTGTCGGGTCGTTGAGCGCCTTGCCAAGTTGGATGGCCCCGCTACTGGCATCCGTTCCCATCGCGGTTGCCATGTCTAACATTGCCTGAGTCGCTTCAGGGAATACATCTTTGCCAATTCCGGTAAAGGTCAAGAGCAAATTCTGCCCGCGTTGAATCGCGTCATCGGCAAACGTAGAGTTGTCACTCAGCGCCTGCGCCATGTTGCTGATTTCGTGTGCGCTCAGGCCCGCCGCTCCGCCGGTTGATTTGATGGCGGCGGCAGTTTGCGCCATGATTTGCTCGGCTTCGGCGGCTTGGTCAATACTATATTTGAGTCCAGCCCCCAGCGCGGCCAACGCGCCTGCGCCGCCCAACGAAACGCCGGTTAGTTTTTCAAAGGCATCATTCACGCCCTTGAGCGTGCCGCTCGCATTGTCTTTACCTTTGACTTCAATGATTAACTGGTAAGTAGGCATGGCACTATCGTTTTTGATTTATTGCTTCGGCGCGCACGTCACGATACACGAGCCAGCGCTCAAACCATTCCGGGCTTAGATGGTCGGCCATTTCCTGAGCGCGTAGTGGGTCGCCGCCCGCCGCTTCTAGCACTAGCGCCCACGTTGGCGCGACCTTGCTTTGGCCTTTGAGCCAGCGCCGGAGTCGACGGCGGGTACTGGCGCTGTACTCAACACTAAAGGGGGCGCATTGGTAGACCCCCTAAGCGCATCCCAGATTTTATCAAGGTCATCTTTGCTCAACCCCAGAATAGCGGCGCGCGGGTCAGAACCGTCGCTCACGGTTACAAACTCAGATAGCACATCGGCTTCGTGATTCCAGAATTTTACCCAGCGCGCGTGGTTTGTTGTGTTATCGGCAGGCGCGCGATTCATCTCATCCAGTTCGGCGAAGAACTCTGAGATAGCAATGCGCCGCCGTAAGTGTCCCGGCACACTACTGTCGGGAACGCGCACTATAATTTGGCTGTCACTCATGCCAGCACCGCCGTTCCGCAAGTGTTGCTGTACTTCAGGATAGCCGCAAACGTGGACTCGTAGGTGTCTTCCAGCTCAAAGTCCACACTTGCCACACCGTCTTCATCGGTGAAGATGCTCGGCGCTTTGGTCATTGTCCCGGCAAAGTCCATTTGGTGAATCGCGCTTGCGCCGGTCGTGGCCTTCAACCGCACCAACTTCTGCAGGGCAACGGGAGCCAACTGCGCGTTGAGATACGCCGCGCTGGTGGCGTTGTACTCCAAGTGCATCGTGAGTTTCGCGCGCCAATCCGGTTGCTTATACGCGCCGGGGGCCACTCCGCCCAAATAAAACTTCTCGCTCCGCTGAGTGTCAATTTCCAGTTCGGCAGAGTAGAACGTGCTTGCAATCGCCGTGCTTCCGATTGTGCCGCCAAAGGCGTCAATGTACAAAAGCAAATCGTTGCCGATGATGGGCGTCACCGTGCGGTCGGACAGCGCCGCGAAACTCGCGCCGCTCGCGACGGTCTTGCCAAAGCCTTCGATGTCAAAGGTCACTTCTTCGTTGGCCGTGTACTTCAACGTCAACTTTGAAGCAACGGCGCTGGTCATCTTGTAAATGCCGCCCGTCGCGTCCCCGTAGTAAAAAGTCTGCATTCGTGGCGTGACTATGGTCGTGCCCGGCGAAGTGCCCGCGCGGACATATGGCCCGCCGCCGCTAGGCGTCGCCACTCCGAATAGCATCTCTACCCAATAATTGATGTCTTCGTAAGTAGCAAAGCCGCCGCTAATCTTCCACTTCGCGCCAGTCTTCATCAGCGCGGCGTTGTAGCCGCTGGTCAGGTTTCCGCGCTGGGTGCGTAGCACCTTACTCTCCACAATCGGCTCCACGCTAAAGCCGCCCTCAGGGATGTCCATGTGCTTGACGGTATCCGTCACCGGCGTGCCAAACGTGGTTTCCTTGCCGGACTGAATCTTAAGCAGGGTTAATTCGCTCATTGCTCATTCTCCTTCTTCGCGCTCTTTTTGGTCAAAACTTCCTTGTACAGCCCGGTCGCCAGCGCCGCCGCTTTCGCGTCATCCGGTAGTTCGGCCCATTCCTCGGCGGTCATGTTTCGCGCGGGTACGCCCGCCACAAACTGCGCCCCGTCGCCCGTGTATCTCATGTCAGGCATCTCTCACCTCCACAATGACGCTCCAAATTTCGAGCCAACACTTCTGCGTCGCCACAGTCGCCGGTCGAATGATTGAAAAATCATCGGCTAACTCAATGTAGTCCCAAGGCAGAGTCGCGTCGTTCTTCTTGCCGCGATTGTCCGCTATTACATCCGAGAGCGTTTTGTCAATCAAATCAAGTTTGTCTTCGACTTCCGCTTCTGTCCAGCCGCTTGCACTTTCGGCGGCAGGCACAAAGCCCATGACGGTTAGTTTGAAAAAGTTACGACTCTTCGCCGCCCCGCTTGTCCATTGTCCGCGCTTGCTCCCATCACTCACCACCACCACAAACGGCCACAGGCCCGCCGGGTCGCCCACTTGATACCCATACACCGCCGCCGCTATCGCTGGTACTAGCGCGGTATTGAGTTTGCTGGCTAACGCATCCCGGCACGTCTCACGATTCACACTGGCGGCAGGCATTACAACTCTCCTTCAATGATCGTGATTGCTCGCTCTGATGCTCTTCCGCCGCGCTCAATCCACGTCCGCTCAAAAAAAGCGTGTTCGCCGCCGCGCGCATTCTCTATCAGGCCATAGTCAGACGGCTTTTCCCCCGTGCGCGGATTGACCGAAGCCGGGTCAATAAAAATTTCGGCGCGCGCCGAGTCTCTCATCTCTACGCGCTCACTCGCGCGCAATGTGCCGGTCATAACGTGAGTGATGCTCACGGCGTAACGGTGCACATCAATGGCCGCGTACCATACCGCGCGGCCCAGCCCGCCCTCCGGCTTTGCCGCTTTCATCGCGCGTAGGTTGGCCGCTTGCGCTTCTTGTATTCCCTTGATAGTGCCGTCAAAAGGCATAACGTTACCGTTTCAATTGCTCAACGATTAAGCGCAGATACGTTTCCCCGTCGCGCCAAGGCCAATCCTCAGCGGCCCGCACGGGATAATCCACGCCGTCAATGACTAGCATATCACCCTCGTCAATGTCTAACCCGCTCTCCAAGTAAGTCTCCTTGACTTCGTGGAATGTTTGCAGTTCGGGCCGGTTGCGCGTCTCAGCATCCACCGGCATGAGCGGCAGACATTTGAGTCCGGTCAAAAATACGCTATAGCCTGAGCGCACGCCCGCGCCGCTCAGGGTTGCGCGCTTCGTGGCCGCGTCTTGACTGGCAATCCGCGCAAACGGAATCACAGCGTGTACTCCGTCGGCAGTGTTTCGTTGGCCGCATATCCGTCGTTGCGCGAAGCGGCAATGGCAAAGCCCATGCCCGCCCCGGCCCCGCCGTATTGCTCGCGCAGTTCCTTGCCCCGCGCCTGCCATGCCTTAGCCACATCCCCCAGACTTTCACTGCGCGGCCCCAGCGAGAGATTGGCTACCGTGCTCCACATCCGCGCCAACACTTCACACGCCGCCGCCGCCGCCGTCATCACGCTCCCCTCGCGGTCAATCCAAACCTGAATCTCTTCATCTGTCAGGTTAGCCCCATCCGGCTTCACGCCAGCGCCCTCTACGCGGTCGCCCAACTCCAAGCGCACTTTGCCGATGTCTGTCGTGAGGAGCGTGGTGAACTCTGGCGGCTTCGCGCGCACTTCCACGCGAAAATGCTCCGTCTTGGTGACGGTCGCCGAAATGACCACCGACAGTACTGCTTCATAATTTCCCGCCGTCGCCGTTCCCGCCCAGTTGTATTGAGCATACCCGGCCCCCACCGTTCCCGCCGCCGACGCTTGCACTACCGCGTCCGTATCAGCGTTATACACCACGCACGCGCAACTGGTCGGGGTTAGGGCCGTCACGCCGTCCACATCGTAGACGGACACTTTGAACAGTTGCGAGTCGCTGGCAAAAATAGGATCGAGTATTGTGGTCATTGCAATTGCCTTTGCTTTTGCCCAATCAACTGCGCCGCATCAGCGCCAATCAGCGCATCCGTGCGCGCGGCGGTCAGTTGAGCGCGTGGGTCGGCGGCCACTTGCGCCCCGCCTTTTTGCACGGTCAGAAAAGCACCGTCTACGTTGACCGACAACACAACCGTCAAATCCAAAATAGACGAAGCCAGCGTCAGCGCGTCAAGCGTGGTTGCAATCCCGCCGGTCGTTACGGTCAGGTTGGCCACACTGCCCGCCAACACAAGCGCATTCAACGTCACGGAGGCCGCGCCGGGCACAACACTCAGGTCATTAATGGCAGAGGCCAGAGTCAAACTATCCAGCGCCACTAACGCGCCGCCGGGTGTCACTACAAGCGTCAGCGCCGAACTTGCCAGCGTCAGCGCGTCAAGCGCAATACTCGCCGCGCCCGGAGTTACCGTTAAACTTGGTACGCTTCCGGCTAGTGTCAGCGCATCCAAATCAACGGCCTGCGCGCCGCCACTGACGTTTACCGTCAGGTCAGGAACACTAAACACTGCCGTCAAAGCGTCGAGCGTTACGCTCGTTGCGCCGGGCGTGACCACCAATGTTTGCGCCGCGCTTGCCAAAGTTAACGCATCAAGCGTGATGCTGGCCGCGCCCGGTGTCACGGTCAAATCTTGCGCGGCAGATGCAAGCGCGAGCGCATCCAGCGGAATAGAAACGGCCCCGGTAGTGACGGTCAGACTCGGTACACTGCCCGCCAACAAAAGCGCATCCAGTGTCACAGAGGCCGCGCCGGGAGTGACCGTCAGTACCGGCACAGAACCGGCAAGCGTCAGTGCATCTAGGGCAATCTGAGCCGCACCTGGCGTCACCGTGAGCGTTGGGGCTGCGCCCGCCAGAGTTAGAGCATCAAGCGGAATACTGACCGCTCCCGGTGTGACCGTCAGTGTCGGAACGGAACTGGTAAGCGTGAGCGCGTCGAGAGCAACATTTACGGCGGTCGAAACAGCGGCGGGCTGTTGCGCCGATAATTCGTTGCCAAACCAAACCGGCGGCCCGGCCTCATCGGTGAGCGACCCGTTGGCGGTTAGGTTGCGCCCGTTGCCGCTGTAGTCCAGAGTGCGCTCGGTGGAACCGGGGAACATCGGATAGAACGCCCAAGGCCGATATAGTATCGGCCATAGGTCATTCATCTGAGTTTTGATTTCCTCAACTGTCAACTCACGCTCGGTGATTATCACGTCCCCCAGTCGGCCATTAAGAAAGCCTACCGTGTCTGACCCCAAAAAAAACTGTGCGGGGGTGAACGTGGTTGATGTGGACGTCTTGTTGATGTCCAGAACGCCATCTACATACATTTTCTGCGATGTGGCGCTGGCGATGACACAAGCGATGTGATACCACTGGCCCACGTTGAGATTTGAGCCGTTGGTCGTATTGCCATTAACGCTGATTTGTAAATTCGTGCCGCTACTGGAAAGGTTGAAACTAATGAAGGACGTGCCGCCGGAGTTGGCTATCAAAAACAAAGCGCCATAGGCGTTGCGGTCAGTGGTGATGTACAGCCAAAACGTGACCGTCAGCGGATACTGCTGAGGCGCAGAAGCCGTCCGGTTGAGATAATCGCTTGCCGCGTCGTAACGAGTCGACATACTTTAGGCGTCGTTGAACTCGAAATACAGGCCAGTCACAAGAAACCCAACGGTTTGAGTCCCTGCGCTGTTGTCCCTAAAATACCGCGCATACACTTGCCGCAACGGGGTGAAGGCCGTTGCTGGGGTGAGCGTGATGGCAATTTCGTACTCATCCTCATCAGCGTAACCCGTCCAAGTGGCGTTGCTGGCGATGTCCTCAGCCTCATAAGCGGTGTCAATGGAATCGCTCAGGTTGCGCTCGATGAACTGCACGCCAACGCCAAGCGTGTTGGCGGGTGTGCCATCCAGAATGCCGCGCAAGATGAATTTCGGCGTGCCCACATAGATGTCGGGAATATCCCATACTGTTGACGCGCCAATGTCCGAGCCGGATGGTGGGGGCATCACCAGACATATTTGCTCTTTGGCATTAGTGAGTGTGAGTTCAGAGGAGAGTTTGCTCAGGTAGACACCTGAGCCTGCATCGGGAACACCAAATGGTACAGACTTGCGCTTGGTCGCCATGCTAACCTCCCGCCGCCGCGATGATTTCCGAATCGGTCATCCGGGGAATCGTTGAGCCGAATGCTCCGTTGATTGCATCAATATAGATATTGGAAATCAAACCGCTCAACACCGTTCCCGCGTGCGCGTAACTATCGTTGAGCCAAGCGTTGTGAAATTCATTGCCCCGCGCAATGACGATGCTCTGACCACCGACAACGATAACATTTCCCGCTCGGCGTGGCGCGAGTTCGGCGGCCAGCGCCGCGTTGTAATCGAAGTAATGCACGCCCGCGCTCAAATTGCTCTGCACTCGCGCGTTGACGTAGGCAAACGCGGCGCTCACTCTGGCGCGGCCTACCGGGTCAGGCATGGCCCCCACAATCTCCGGGAGCAATAAATCACTCACATAGTCTTGCACGCCCGCCACCAGCACTCGCCCCGGCGCGGCGACGTTGGCTTGATTCGCCATGTTTGTGATGTTCCCAGATATGTAATTCAGCGTGGCCGTCATCGCCACGCCGCTGTAAATTTGATAGGCAAGACCAGCCTGATTGAAGTCGTTGATTCCGATTTGGATGAGCAGGTGCGTGGCCTCGCCGCTTTGTAGTTGAGCAAGAACGCCAGATATTTGGGACGATACCGCCGCCGCGCTCGTGGCCCCACTCCGCGCCCAATCGTATTTGTACCCGCTCCGGCGCGGTTCGCCCCACGTCCCCCAAACCCCAAAATCCACGCCGCGCTCATTCGCCAAAAGTTCGACCCAGTTAACCGTAGTCGAGTAGTACGGAGCGCCCCGATTGTCGTCGGCACGGTACTCATCCTGAACGCTATCCCCGATGACTGCAAGGCGCATGATGAGCGGCAGATACGTCAGGGTCGGGGTGGGCGTAGCCGTGCGCGTGGCCGTTGCGCTGGCGGTAAGCGTTGGCGTGGCAGTGGGCGCAAGAGTGGCGGTTGGCGTCGGTGTTCCTGTTGGGGTAGCAGTAGCACTCGCTGTCACCGTAGGCGTAGCCGTGCGCGTCTCTGTCTGCGTTGCGGTTGCGGTATTGGTGGGCGTTGGGGTAGCAGTTGGGGCAGGCGTTTCTGTGCCCGTCGCGGTGGGCGTGCTAGTTGCAGTTGCAGTGGGCGCATCGTTGCAAATGTATTCCACTTGCTCCGCGCCCGCACTCACCAACGTCAATACTCCGCCGGGGCATTGGATAATGCCCGTATCGCCCGGCAAGAGAATCAGGATGTGCGAAGCCGCCGCCGCAATGAGCAGAAGCGAAGCCAACGCCAGAAACGCAATAGTGCGCTTTGTCATGTGCGCGCCTCAGGTCAACAGGATGATTCCGTTGGCGTGGAATGTCAGCGTATAATCGCCGCCATTGGTCGCCTTCGTGCCCAACTCAAAATAGCAAATGAGCGGGTCGGCTTGCGGCGTGGTTGGGGTGTCATCCCAAATGATGGCGTGACTTGGAGTGGCAGGAGAGAGCGGCCCCAGCGCCGTCCACGTCGGGTCGGCGGCGTCGAATTTGCCTCGGTCGTTGGTGTCATCTTGCGATGTGGCTTGACTGCCCAACGTCTTGCCGCCCGCCGTGTAACCCGATGCTGTTCCGTACTCAGTCGCGCTAACATCTGCCCAAACCGCATGAGTATCAATGTTTGGCGTGTAGCCTGTGTGGAGCGTGACCTTCAGCGTGTGTCCGCCGCTGGCGAGATTGAACACGCCATTCATCACCACTTCCTTAAAGTTGTTGTAAATTGCTCCGTTGCCTTCGGCCATGTTAGTGTCCTTTCGTTGCGCGTATTTCGAGCGCGTCTAGGCCAACGACCACCGGCGGCGGGCGATTTCGCAAACGCTTCAAGGCCTCTTCGAGCACCGCGATTTGGTCATTGATTCCGCCGTCTAATTCCAAGCGCGCATCACCCAAGCAATCCCACTTAACTTTTCGCGCTATGCCCAGCCGCAAAAGCAACTGGCCCTCGCCCAATTCAATGAGTTCTCGGATGTTTGCTTCGTCAAACAGTTCTGCGCGATTCATGCGCCCTTGCCCTTTGGTGTCGGCTTGCGTTCTTGTTTTGCGGGTTGCGGTTCCGGCTTGGGTTCAATCGGCGTCACATTCAAGGCATAGCAAAACGCGCACCGCTTTTGATTGCGGTTATTCGTTATTGCTTCGCCCTCATGCCCGCACTCTCGGCAGTGAATCAAGTTGCTCATAAGATTTTGAACCTCAGCGCATCCAGAATGCTTGGAGTTTGCGCCATGGTCCGCAAGCGCAATTTTGCCCAACGCAAAGCCGTTGTGGGAGTCATTACAAAATTCAAGGCCCGGAGAAACTCCCGGCCCAAGATGTCTGCGCCCGCCATGCGCTTTGTTCCGGCGAAGTTCTCATCTTCTCCGCCGATAATGGCGCGGGGGTTGGCGGCGCGCAGAGCATTGAGCATCACATCGCCGCCGTGATAACAGTTGACCACAAACACCACTGCGCGCGACAGATTGAAGGCCCGCAGAGTTTCGGGCGAAAGAGCCAAGTGGCCCTCACCGTTCACCCAGAACTGCATACCGGGCGAAGGCATGTGAAAGTCAAACCAAATCACATCCGCGCAAGCAAACTGTTTTGCGAGCGTGCGGATGTTGTCATCCCTCAGCGGTGGGGAAACCAGCACCAGCGCGTCTTTCCCCACCGCCTCCCGTGTTGCCCGCTCAAATTGCTCATCGCAATACGCGATGATGTTCATTTTACTTTCCGCCCATCCAGAAGGCGGTCGTGGTCGTGATTGAGCCTTGCGTCAGGCCAACGGTGCAACTCACGGTATTGCATCCATAGGCATAGAGCGTTTGGGTGAACGTAGTGGCTTGGATGAGCGCGTTTTGAACCAGAAACACTGTCGGAGTCGTGGCGAAGCCGTGTGCAATGGTCGTGCCGCTAATCACCGTTCCCGAACCGAAGCGCACCGCGTCCCGATTGGGATAAGCCGCCTACGGTCAACGAACCCGCCGCCACCGCGCCGCTCGCCGTCAGACTGGCAGAAGTCACCGCGCCACTGGCCGTAACAGAGTCAGCCGTCAGGCCGTTTGTCACGGTTGCGCCGCTGTCCAGATACACCACACTGTTAAAGCGCGTCACGCCGCCGCCGCGCGCCGTCACTTGCCCTTCTGCTACCAGCGGCTCCAGCACGTTGACGGAGTAGCCGTAGCCAGCGGCAAGGATGATAGCCGCCGAGAGAATCGCCGAAAGCAAAATCTCAATGGCCCGTTTCTTGAAGTCTTGGTTAGTCATGCTTGCTCCTGTGAGAAAGTGTGCGGGGACAGAAAGCGACAACTCTCTGCCCCCGCCTCACAACATCGCTAGCCGCGTTTAGGTCGGCGTGCCGTCTGCCCATGTCGCGTTGTTGACGTAGCGCGGAGTAGCCGCCGTGCGGTCGCCCACGCCCACGCCAAACTCGGTGAACAGCATCAGGTATTGCACCGGAGTCGTAGCGTTCCCGGCGCGCGGGTCAGTCATTGCCACGATACGCGGCGCAGACTCGCCCTTAGCCAAACGAATCCGAAGCGGATTGCGCTGTGAGCGCGGGCCGTAGGTCTTGTAACCCACGCCGTAGTATTGCGGGATACCGCGTACCTCGTAGACTTCAAAACTTTCAATCGCGCCCAGATACGAAGCCCACGAGCTGGACGCCGTACCGCCCGGATTGGCGATATCCTGAGTCGAACCCACGCGCACCAATTGATTAGCCGCTTTGGTGAACAAGCTTAGGCCCTCAACGGTCGTGCGGTCGCTCGGCCCAACCAAGAAGGTGAAGGGCGGTTCGTGGCCGTGTTCGCGCAGTTCGTCAAACGCATCTTGAAAGACCGCATTAGTAAATGCGCCGCCGCCAATGCCCACGTAGTGCTCATGGCCGCTCGAAAACGATGAACCGCCAAAGGCGGGCGGAGTGAAGTCCACATTGGTCGAAGCGTCGGCGGTAGCAAAGCCGGTCGAGTAACCGGATGAGCCGAGTCCGAGCGCCGCGCCGCTGTCATCGCCGCGTTTGAGCAAGCGGCCCAAAATCTTAACGCGCCACTTGTCGCGCGCGTCTTTGATGGCGTCCGCGATGTCGGCTTCCAGTTGCGACATCCGCGCGCGGCGCAGATAATCCCACGTCCAGCCCATGCCCCGGTCAAACGCTTGGAGCGGAAGCATATGCCCTTCGGTAGCGGCGCGCGCTTCTTTAGGCCGTCCGTATTCAGTGTGGTCTTCAAACCCATTGCTAGCCCCGACGCGGTATTCCACGTCGGGCTGGTCGGTGAACGAAGCGAGACTCGCCCACAGCCCATCAGACGAAAGTTCCGTGTTGAGCGCGCCCAACCCGGCGTTGAGCATTGCCACAACGTCGGCATAGGTCGAGCCATCTTCGAGTTGGAAATTCTTGAGCGCAGTTGCATCCCAGCCGGTCAGCATCACCAGACTGGAGGTATCACGAGGCCCAGTAGCCATTGCAGTCTCCTTTCTGGTTAGCTCAGGCTAACGATTTGCGGGCGCACAAACAGCACGGTTGCGCTGTGATTCACGCCCATGATGCTGGTCTTCGTCCCGGCAGTTTCGCCCGGTTCGCCAGCCGTATCGGTCGTGTACACAATCGCGCCGATAGTCGCGCCAGTCAAACATTGCACCGGCCCCAAAACCACGATGTCAATTTGTGGCCCATCAGCGGCGGCGGCGGCTTGCACCGCCACGCCGTAGGGATAGTTGGTCGCCACAGCAGTCGCAACGGTCGCCTGCACCTTCCCCGCCGAATCAAGATACACAAACTCACCCGCCGCCACCGCCGCACCCGGCGTCCGGCGTTGGATGACAGACCCATCAAGCGGCTTGATATTGGCCGCCGTAGTGTCGCGTGCAATTGCCATGTTCTTCCTTCCTTTCTAGAATAGTCGTTATCGAATGTATTGAGCGTTCACACCCAGCCGCGCCGCAATCTCGCGCTTCTCATCCGCGCTCATCTCATGCTTGCCGTTGCCGCGCTTCGTCGCGTCAATGTCAGCGGTAGGCGCTTTCGGCGCTAGGGTGCTCGCGTTGGCCGTCAGCCATTCCACCTGTTCGGCCACATCCATCTTGTTCAACAGCGCGCGGATGGGTTCGGGAACGTCTTTGAATTGCGAGTCGCGGTAGGCGGTCAGTGCTTTTTCAAAACGTTTGACCTGTGCCTCCAGCGGTTCCAATTCGGCAAGCCGCTTGGCTTGCGTCTCGCTCAATTCCTTGAACTTGCCCTGTTCGCCGAGCGCCTTCTCCTCGGCTTCGCGCTTGGCTTTCGCCTCGCGCTCTTGCGCTTGCTTTTCCTTGCGTTCGAGTCGGTCTTTCAGGATGGACTCGACCTTGCTTTGAAAAGCCTCCTCGCTGTCGAATGTGATGGGCTTGGCGGCGGGCTTGGGCGCTTGTGGCGCTTCCGGCCTTTGCTCGGTTGCCGTGTCCGTGGTGCTCGCCTGCGTCGGCTTTGCTTCTTCGGTGGTCTGTTCGTCGGCCATGTCATTCCTCCCGCGTTGAACCTTGCCGCGTCCCAAGTGTGAGTTAAACAAAACGCCCCGCCGTCTCTCCCGAAGGAGAAAAGGCGGGGCGCAATAGCGTGCAACCGTTCTACCCGCGTGTGAGGCCCTTACGGGCGGAACACGCGACGGCGGGTTATTCAGTTGGTAAGAGTGTAAGCCTAATTTTGCTTTACGGCAACTCCCAGTATTTTCTCGATAATTTTCAACTCAGCGATGAGCTGCCGCCGTCGCAGTTCCCAATACTCGCGCAACGGCGGCGGAAGCGGCTCGGCCTTGTCTTGGGCCGTCTTCGGTATCACGTCCAGCGTGCTCGTCGTTGGCAGTGTCATCGTCGGCTAAAAGCGTTGGCTGGATGAACCGTCACCCGCCGCCCGCTTTCCCTACGCGCGCCAATCTCGGCGCTGGCCGCGCCGCGCATATCCCGCGTCAGCGCGTCATCCGCAAATTCTTTCGGCACCAAAGCCTCCGCCGTGCGGCAGTACCAGTGAAAGGGCGGGTCATCAATGTAATCCGCATAACGCGGTTCGCCCGTCAAATGAAACGGCTTGCCCATCGGCTGTGTCTGCCCGTGTACGCGCAAACAACAGTCCGTCGTGCGGTGGTCAATCGCGGCAATGGCCTGTTTGTGAAACTCATCTTTGTCCGCACTGCGCCCCACCGTTTCTGCCCACCCCAACAGCATCAGCGACGCTAACCACTTCGAGCCGGATTGCAATACCGGCCCCGGCGTCAGGATACCCGCCCGCAAATCATCACCGATAATCTCGCCCTCATCCCCGCCGGTGAAAGCCAACGCCCGTGCCGCGCTGAGTTGCGCATCCAACGCGGCCAGCCAGGCCGCTTCCGCCGCCTGAATTTGTGAGTTGAGATTCACTCGCGCCCGACCCACGCCATAGGCGCGCAATGCACCTTCCGCTTGCTCCACTCCCAACGCCGTTGCCGATTGCAACAGATTGGCGATATAAGCCTCCACTGCATTTCGCAACGTCATCAGTGCGTCATCAACGGCGCGGGCAGAGTCTGTGCGCCCGCGTATCGCATTGCGCGCCGTGCGATACGCCGCCAAAATAAAACCACGCGGGTTATCAGCATTGCCCATCCGGTCAAACAGAACGCCCAACTGTTCTCCCGACCGAAGCGCGCCTTGCACTGACCGCGCATGAGCACTAGCCATTCGCCGTTCCCATGCCCGCCTGCATCAGCGCCATCCGCGCCTGATAATCTGGCATGGCCTTCATCGTGCTGATTTGCTCTTGCGAGTATCCCATCTCGCTCCAGATTTGTTCTTGCGGAATACCCTGTTCACGCTTGGCCTGCCACTCGGCAATCATGTCAGCCTGCGCGCGCTTCTCAATCGGCTTCCACAACACTTCCATGTCGGCGGTTTCATCCAGCGTCACGCCGTTCAAAATCGCCAGTCGCCGCGAGATGTCCAGACACTGCTCCCAGGCGTCAGCAAACAACTCCTGCTTCTTTTGCACTTTCGCAATGAGCGGCTCACTCTGTTGCTTCAGCGTGCCCTCAGCGGCGATTTGCCCTGAACTTGCGAAGCGTGACAGCGGCGTGTTGCTCGTCACCGCCAGCCACATCACAAGTTGTTGAGTGAGTTCAAGGAGCGGCGTCAGGTTGCCCGGTTGAATCACGTCGATGTCGGCTTCATTTTTGTTTTTCGTTGTGCCAATCAACACGCCCGGCTCAATGGCGAGTGCGTTAGACAAATCCGAAGTCAGCGCCTTGCCGTCCGTGGTCGGCACGAAGCCTAGCGCCTTGTACATCGGGAAGCCTGCCGCGTCGGCGGAAGCCAGCAAATCAATCAGGCTCTTGTTGATCCCGTCTTGAATCGGGATGGCGTCCCACGCCTCACACCGCAGACCGGTATTTTGAAAGTGAACGACTGCAATACCCAGTGGGTCATTGTTCTTCGTCACCCACGCCAGCGGCCACGCTTCGCCTTGCGGCTGATACGGCTTCCAGCCGCCAGCCAGCCAGATGTAGCGCTCGACGCGCTCAGGATAATAAAGCGTTGCGCGGCGTGAGTAGGTTGCTTCGCCCCGCTCGTTTTCCCCGGTCTCTGTCCAGAACTTCACCGCATACTCCGGCTCCTGATTCGGGTCGTTGTCCGGGTAGACCATCACGCACCCGAAGCCGTCGCCTTCCACTTCGGTGTCCGCATAGCGCTGGTGCAATGTCCAGCGTGGGCGCGCGTTGGGGGCGTCCCAATCCACGATGACAAACGCCTCACCGTCGCGCACGGCGGCCTCGTAAACGTCAAACTGACGCGCGCTCATCTTGTTCGCTTGCCAAGTCAGCCAGGCCCAATCTGATAGAGTTTTATCGGGCGAGTTGATGGTGCTCACAATGAGCCGCTCCGTCACGGCCTCCACCACGCCGCGCGTCACGTTCATGTTGAATTTCGTTTCGTCGTCATCCACCGCCAGAAACTTACGCATCCGGTCAGTGAGAAACGTCGGATGTTCGCCGGAATGATAGAGCCGCGCCCGCACCACTTCCCGCTGGCGGTCGGACTCCGCTTCTTCCTGCGCCTCCATAAATGCCAGGTCAACCACGTTTGCCATGCTACCGTCCTTAGCGGCGATAACTCGCCGCGTAATTCGTTTGGGGGGCGCGCGCCGCCACCATCACGCCATAGCGCGCGGCATCGTAGGGGTCGTCGCCGCCGTTCCCGTCATCGTCTGTGTCCACTTTCAAAACATCTTCGGGGCGGTTGGGGTCGTGCGTGAGCGCGGGTAGGCATTCAATCAAACGCACACAGCGCCGAGAAAACCGCAGGCGATTGGTGCCCAGCCGGTCAAGTATCTCTGCCGCGCCGTCAATCCGGTCAGTGTTGGCCGGTGCCAACTCAAAGCCCTCGGCGCGCCACTTGTCGGCCACGGTTTGGCCGCTGTCCGTTCGCGCGAACACATCCCCGCCCGCCACAAATGTCTCAACGCGCGACGGATGAATGCGATTGCGCTCCAGCATGGCGCGCACCGCCTGCGCGTGATGGGCAATGAGTTGCCCCCGCGCGGCGTATTCATCCACGATGATAATTTGGCCGTCGCCGGTTTGCGTCAGCAGGTACACTACATTCCAGTGCGCGAAGCCGTAGTCCATCGCCAGCCACACGCGCCAATCGTATTGCACTTCCGCCGTCGCGGTGGTGTGCCGCTCGTAGTCCCAATTCACGAAGAACTGCCCGGCGGCAATATCCCAATCGCCGTAGCGATAGGCGCGCAACTTCCAGCCGGTGTTCTCCTCGAGCTTGCGCTTGTAGTCCGGGTCAACAAAACGATTATCGTCAATCGTTCCGAAGATGAAGCGTGTATCGGTTTCGGTGCCCGCGCGCCACGGGTCAATGAACGCCTTGCGATACCAGACATGGCCTACGCCGCCGGGGTTGGTGGTCGTGTAAATGCGTGGCCGCCATCCGCGCTTGCTCGTGCGGTTGCTGTCCCGCAAGGCCCGATATTTGCTTTGGCTGAGAGTAGTTGCTTCTTCGGGGACAATCGCGTCATATTCCAAGCCGAGATAACCGTCAATGTCTGACTCTTTGTTGAAGTGGCCGATGAACACGCGCGAGTTATTTCCGATGGTGACTATGCCAGATGAGCGGTTGTAATCGTGGGGAGTGTATTTGAGCACCGCCTGCCGCAAGTCTTCAAACTGCTCGCGAGCGTTTTTTCCCACTTTGCGAAGATAGAGCACCTTTAGCCCGTCTTGCCGCCGGCAGTCGTCCAGCGTCACCTGCGCGAAGACCGCGTGCGATTTCCCCGGCCCGCGCGCCCCGCCGACCCCGATTTGCGTCGGCCCATCCGCGCGGTCGGCCAGTCGCGCCACCGCGTGAAAGCGCATCTGCATCGGCTGAGGCACATAGCCCGCCTTGAGAAAGGCGCGCAGTTGGTCGGATGGCATTCCTGCTGCGCGCGCCGTATTAACCATGCGCTCGTGCGCGGTGAGTGGTCTAGCCAGCGTCAGGCTTGGTGCTGTTGTCAGCATAGGCCTTCTCAATGAGTGAATTTAAGTCAACCGTCAAGCGCACGTCACCGGTGTGCTTCTGGTTCACCGTCTCGCGATAGACATCAGGCTTGTGAGATTTGAGCATGAAAATCATCATGGTGGTGTCGGTGCGTGTGCGTTCCCATGCCGTGTCCTCAACCGCCCCCACGCCCTCGGCGAGGGCCGCGTCCCACTGTTCAGCGAATGGTGGTTCTGTGCGATAGGCCGCGTAAGTAGTAGAGCGGTCAATATGTGCCGCTTTGGCAGCATGGGTTACGCTCGGCCACTTGGCTAAGGCGCGTAGAAACGCAGGTCTCCAGTCGCGCCTTTTTTTAGGCGTGGTCTTTGTAGGTTGAGTCATGCGCTCCCGCTAGATTTCCCGAACTGCGCCTTGACTTCCGCCTCCACCAACCCGCGCAGCAGTTGCAAGTCGAGACTCACGCCGAAGGTCTTCAAATACTTCTCACCCGCGTTGAGAGCGTAAGTGAGTTTGGCGTCGCTCGCCCCGCCCAGTTGTTCAGCGGCTAGCACGGCTTTGCTCACAGCGAAGTCAATCAACGCTTGCGTTTGAGCGTCTGTGTTCTTACGGGCTTCAGCGAGCTTGGCGGTAAGCCAGGCTTTGAGCGTGGTAGCCAGGTAGGCCGCGAGAATGGGAAGTGAGAGGGCGAGTAATGATTGAGCGAACTGGGAAAGGATGACGGCATATTCGGTTGGCATGGAAACTCCTGTAAACAAAAAGCGCCCAGCGGTCAGCCCGTCAAAGGCTGAAACGCTGGGCGCGGTCTCCCGGTTATCCGGGGCGCTTGATGCGACGTTATCGGTTGATTGAGTTTACGCCCGACTTGTGTTCTGTGTCAACTGGCTCGCGGCGGCCAACGGATGACACCGCTGGCGATACCGGGTCAAGCGTCACGAGCAATAGACGCTGACCGTTGTGGAAGCGGCGCACGAGTTCGCGCGCCACGGCCAGCGCCCAGTCGGGCGTGTCTGGCTCAGGCAAGGTCAATTCACTCACGACGGAAAGTATAGCACGCATCATTACCGCCGTGAATCTACACGCTCCCAACTGCCTGCAAAGGTTGGGAGCGTGTATTTCTTGCGCCCGAATGGATTTGAACACCACAAAAGCAAGCCATCAGGCCCACGCCGCGCACCACGCTTTCGCGATGAAAGTCAAACGATAGTCCGCCGACACTTCCACACGCTCGTACAACGCCCGCGCCAAATCGCGGAATACCCCTGGCGCGCAGTGCTGGACAACTTCCGCAAACGTGGGCATCCCAAACAATTCCATCCCATCGGGTTTGTCTTTGAACCAATCCATAAATTCATCTGGAGCCTTTGCCATTGAATACAGAATAACCAATTTGGTAGCAAGTGTATTTTCCATTTTGGAAATTCACCCTTGACAACTTTAGATAACCGCCTATAATGGAAATTGTAATTACCAATTTGGATTTTTCATCTTCGCACAGGCAAACCAAATGTCCGACGAACTCACCCAACTCAGCATCCCCAACGTCCCGGCGCACATCAAAGAGCGGCTGGAACTCGACGCGGAACAACATGACCGCTCGCTGGCGTCGCTCATGCGGCAAATCATCTTGGCGTATGTAGCGAAATTGGAAGAAGACGCCAAAGCCCCCATCAAGCCGCGCCAGAGCGGAAAGACCGTATCGCCGCAACCGAACTAGGGCCACCCGCCCGCGCATCAGCCGCCGCACCCCCGGTGGTTGGTGGGCGGGCGTGTGTCTCTGAGCGGAGGCAACCGGCGCGACGGTAACGGTAGTGACTGCCAACGTCGCGCCGGGACGGTATGCCAAAAATACTGGCGCGTGCGCGATTGGGATAGCGGGTGAGTAGCCCGACTGCGGGCCGGGTGCCCGCTCAACGGCGCGCCGGTAGGAGTGCGATGCGATGACAGACGAAGGGATGACCGACGAAGAACTGAATTTTGTGGACGTGTTGAGAGACGCCACGCTTGTGGCATTGCGACAAAAAAACCGCCATGCGGAAACATGGCGGCGGGCGGGACGGAGCGGATCGAATGATCCACTCACCGCCCAAAGTGTAGCACAAAACTGCGAGACGGAGCATATCATCAATGACCAACTCACCCACCCCTCCCTTTAGACGAATTATCAACTGCGCCAAAGCGCTCATGCGCCGCCAAGGCCTTCCCCGGCGACGCGCCCTCGTCGCCGCGTTCAAAATTTGCGCACGCCCCTCCAGCGCGGCCCACGCGCGGCCTGTCAACGTGGCTCGTTCGGAGTACGCGCTCGAAATGCTCCAGCACCGCGCCCGCACCATGTCCATGAGACGAATCTAACACGAGACGCGCACCCCGGAGCATATTGCATGACTCTCTCGATTGCCCTCGCCGGAATAGCCAGCGCACGCGCTTCCTGCGTGAGCGCACCGGCGAGCGCGTCAACACATCCGCCATCGGCGAAGAACTGGCCGTTGTTCGCAACTCCATCAGCATCGTGCACGCCATTTTTGAACAGCGCTGGATCGCCGGTCAAGCCTCCCACTGGCCCACGGAGCAAGCATGAGTCATAACACCTTCATCCTCAAGCACGAACCCGTCCCACCGCTCTACCGCGCGGAGTACAACCTCGCGCTGGATGAGTGGGTGGTGTACGAAGGCAAGTTCATCCATGCGCGCTTCGGAGGCAACATCGCCGCCGCGCGTTTTACGGCGCAGGCTTGCAACGAGAAGCGCGAACGCGCGCTGGCCCGTGACGTTCTGGTCATCATTCCCAAGCCGTCCGCTGTTTTCCAAAATTAGAGGAACACATGGCGAGAGCCTATCGGCAAGGGCCGAATTTCAAAAAGCACAAATCGCCCGACGGCATGGAGCGATACATCGAGCACATTGAAGCGGTGAACCGCGCCGCAGAATTTGAACCAGCGCCACCCGGCCATTGCCGGTGCGGATTGAAACTCAGTAGCGTGGACACAGACGGAAAATGTCTATCATGCAAAACTTACGAGCAACACCTAAAACGCACGGCACCTTCCGCAACCCAGCGGGCGTGATGGTCTCGCTGTTGGTGGGCGCGGCCATGTGGGTGTGCATTTGTATCGCACTCGTTTGGGCACTGACCTCCTGCGGCCCACAACCGATCACCATCGCGCCCGCCCACATCGTTTGCACGGCGGCGGCCACGCACGAGGTGATCTGGGACGCAACCGTAGACGCGGCCACCGTGCAGGGCGGCGTCATCACGTCAGTGACCATCGGCGCGGATACGGCTGAGTTTGGCGCTCCACAAGATGCAGACTGCGAGGTGCGCTGAGGCAGGAGGCAGGTGAGGCGGCAATATCCATATTTTCCCCTTAAGGGGGTAGGTACAGGAAAATAATGCAAAAGCCGCCTCAGCCGCCTCACCTGCCTCGCAACCGCCGGTTTAACACCTTTTTTTAACATAAGAAGAAGAAATAGAAGAAATATAGGAACCCATGCACCTGCCTCCACACGAGCAACACGTCATAAACGCGATGACAACGCAAAATGCCGCCTCACCTGCCTCACGTTTTTTTGGCACCTGCCTCATGGTTTTCGTGGGCGATGGGATAGAAAAAGGAGATGACCAACGCATAGACAATCAACCCGCAAACTCACGCGACACTCAACCATCACATCACATAGACCAGGAGAAAAGCATGGACGCATTTGACTACACACAGACCGCAGAGCAGGAGGCGCAAGCCAGCGCCGGGAAGTTGAACTTCGGGAAACTCAAAATCAACCCGCGCTTCCTCATGTGGGTTGACAAGAAGAAGCCGGTGGAAATCGACGCCGCGACGTACAGCAAACTCGGCGCGCGGGAGCGCAGCCTCGAATACGTCTTCGGCGTGGACATCCAAGAGTTCAAGCCGGATTTGCAATTCACCTACGAACGCAAAGTTCAAGTCGGCGGCCTCGACTGGAACAAAACCTTCAAGCCCTCGCTCGAAACCATCTTCGGTAAAGACGCCGTCGCCAAAGACCTCGCCGCGTGCCTGCGGCAGTTGCATGGCGCGTATGTGTGCGTCGAGGACGTGCCGCAGATTGCCACGAAGGCGCACCCAGACCGCGCGCAATACTCGACGGTGAAGTTGATTGCACGCTACGCTACGCGTGAGGCCTGCTACGCCGCGTGGAAGGAGAAGTACGGTGTCGCCAATGGTAGTGGCGGCAATGGCCGCGTGTTGGTC